ACTAAGGAGCCATGTTCACCACCTAATTTATTCTTAGTGATGTTAAGCACCCTTCTACCTTGCAATTCATAGTCTCTATTCATTCCAATGCCTATCATGGCATCTGTTTGTCCTTGCACTCCTATGTTACTGTAGTACACATCCTTAATGGTTAGATACAGCTTACCTATGGCCTTCTCATCTGCCTGAGATATACTAATCCCTGCCACCTTATGCCTACTATAAAACATACGCATAGCATAAGCTAAACGTTCTAATAGCTGGGTCTTCTCAGGTTCCTTACCTTTACCAAGGATTAAATTATGTATCTGGTCAATGATAACTACATCAGGGTTATGCTCTATGATTAGAGCCTGCACCTGTGCTACTGTTCCGGGGGATAGGTGTACAAATATTAGATTACTCCATCCCCTACTACGAGCTAGCTGCATAGCCTCCTCTCTATCAGCCTGCACTTCCTCTTCATTCCATTGAGTGAAGCGACAGAGTAAGCGCATTAAGTACATGTCAGCTGCCTCCTCGTTGCCTATGTATAGAGTCTTACTACCCTCTCTTGCTCTCTTAGTACATGCAGTAGAGTAAGCCAAGTTGATAGCAAAGGCTGTCTTCCCTACTTCAGGAGGAGCATACACTAGCAAGTGACTACCGGGAATTAACCCTCCCCCTAGCATATCATTCAAGGCACGAGGTGCAATAGGTATTCTATTACCAAGAGTTAAAGACTCAGCAAAGCTATCAACATCAGCATCAGTGTATACAATAGGAGCATCAGCCTTATCTTGTAAGCCCTCACTCTGTAATGCTATGTATTTCTCCACTAAGGGAGCTGCTTTGGCATGCTCTCCTGCTAATAGGTAGCCTCCCAGCACCTCCCCTAAGCTATCAGCTTTCATAGCACAGTAGTCATCCATTATATTAGAGACAGATACAGTCTTCATGTCTTTAATAAAGTTTTCAAACCCTTCATACCTCTTAGGATACAACCTCTTCAACCTAGAGAGAAGGGAGGATGTACTCATACACTGTGCATCTTCATCCCTTTCATAGTACTTAACTAGCTCCTTATAAATTAGCTCCGCCATATCACTGAAGTCACCCTCATCATGATAGGAATGCACACTAACGTAAGCACTCCTAGACTGTATCAGAGCTGCTACTATATGACGTTCATTCATACTAACCTTCGACTAAGGTAACATGTTCTTTACGAAGGAGTACCCGCTCGTTTGTATCATCATAAAATACGACATCATCCTTAGCTTCATCCGTATCCACTTCTGTTAGAATGTACTCTTTACCTTGAGTGACATCCCTTGTACACATTGCTGATGCAAAATCTACTGGTGCATTCACTGTAACTCTACTGCCTACTTTAAATGTATTCATATTAACCTCGTAGTTGTTGGAATGTCTTATCAAACTCACTGATTGACATATCTTTTATATCGTACCCTAACAGTGGTACTATCATAACTCTATTGAATGTTAAGGAGTGGCTACGCTTAAGCTTGACAGCCTTAGTAGTGGCATCAGCATCAAGCACAATCACTAGTTCCTTTACACCTAAAGCTATCATAGTACTAAGATGTGAAGCATAGATAGATGTGCCTCCTAAGCAGCACGTAGGCTTACCAAGCTGTGAATTCATACGTAGTGCAGACATATAGTCTTCTACTACTATCAGTTGCTTAGTGTCTGCTACTTGGAGTAACACCTCCATTACAGGGAAGCATAGCTCAACATCTGTTGGTAGCACTGCCTTCCATAGGGCCTTAGCCCCCTTCAGTTTCCTCCCTCCTGCTAGCTCAGGATAGTACCTTGCTATGTATCCTTGTATCCTCCCTGTTACATCATACTGAGGACAGTACACCCTTCTATCCTCTTCACAGTAGCGTAAGCTAGTAAGCCACTGCTCTTGTATGTTAAATTTATTAGCAAGCCAGTCAATTTCCCATGGCTCTAGCACTGTTAAGTCACTATCAAATAGCTTCCTATTCTTAATAACATTTTGTGCTAAGGATGTATCTCTTGTAGACTTAGATGTTATAACACCACGACAACCACAAGAGGCAGAGAAGCATATGTATCTCACCTCTCCTGCTGCACGAGTCATGCTGAAGGCTGATGTAGTACCACATTTAGGACATACACCCCTAATGCTGCAGCCTTCAGGTAGAGCTAGTGCCTGCTCTCTTACGCTCTGTTGTACAGTACTAGCTATCACTAGCTTCCCTTATGTATGCATTACAGTAGTCACCAAAGGGGGACCCATACACTGGGTGAGGAGGTGGAGGAGCTGGTACACCTTGCGGTGGGTGATAACTAATATCTCTAGACCATAACATACCACTAGCAATGCCATGACATGTAAACTGATAGTTTACATTGTCTGTGAATTTTAAACCCATCTTATCTGCTAACTGTTTAGCTACTGGGATGAGCATCTCATACTTAGTACCTACTTTAAATGTACTCATAATAATTCTCCTATTTATTATCTACGTGTAGTAGCTTGACGAAGGCGTTTGATAGTACGTTGCCACTTGTGTACACACTGTGTATCTAAGGGACCATACAAGTCCTCAAACACACGCTTACATTCTATTGAATTCATGCCATGTTTAATCTTACGATTAGCAGCACGAGTGTAGTGGATTTCATTGGTGCTTAGGTTGAGCACTGCAAATTTATCCACATGTCTATGTAATACAGACAAGATAACTTCCATATAATATTGATTGTGTTTCATAATATACTCTCCAAGTTAAGCACGACCAGCTGTCATGCCTCTGTAATGTGATAGTTTAGATATAAAGCTAGCTCCTGTGTTAGCTTGCTTGCTCCACTTAATTTGTGGGTTGTTGTATAATACAGTGGTAGCATACACCACCATGTCCAGTAATACTGCTGGGTCTGGGTCTATCACCCAATGACCAAGCATATAGCTAGCTACTAAATCTCCAGCTCCTGTCCTGATTGTATTAGATATAGGACAGTGACAGAATAAGGTAGTCATGTTGTCACCTCATCTCTAATTAGTACCTGCCTCCCATTAACCTTTAAAATTAAGGAGCAGTTACGAGTTGATTTAGGATAGGGTAGTTCACTAAGGAACACCCAGTCCCACCCCTTAGCTCTCATACTAGCTAAGTATTCATCATTCAATTGTGCTTTCGTCTTCTTGCTCATCAGTCACTACCTCGTACTCAACTAAACAATTACCAATACTCTTGCCATTACTGAAGTAATACTCACGAGCAGGAAGCTGTGTTGCTACTCCTCCTGCTGCTATTAAAGCAGACCTTAGCACTTCTACTCCAAGACACTTATGCTCCATAGAGTAGTACTCACGTGCATCTAACACAGCATTAAGGTCAAGCTTTTCTAAGCCCGGCCAGCCTCCATCATTTAATAGTCTTACTCTTACGTCACTCATAATCTTATCCTTTCAGTGGTGATAACATGGTTGTAAAGAATTCTTGTAATACAGTAACGATACACTCAGTAGACATGTTATTACTACATAGGAATGTATCATTCCATTCTTCAGGTAGAGTTAACATATGTGCCATAGCTGCATGACTTATGGACTCACTAATAGCAGGTCTTTCGTGCTGTCCATTGCTATCATATAACACCCCATCAATAACCACACATATGTGCCCAATGCAAGGGTCACTACCATTAACTCCTTGCTTAAGGTAAGCATCACTAATATTTTCCTCACTAGCACCACTAATGAAATTAGCTACGTCACCCTCATCATAGAAGCAAGCTTCTACTAACACAATACTAGCTGGAATATCATGCATCATAAGAGCCTTTGATAATTCAAGAGCAAATAAACCACAGCCCCCACAGTTAATAGCGTTAAGCTTACCATTAATACTAGGCAGCCCATTAGATAGTAGTGTGTGTATGTTGTCCATAATCCTATACCTTGGTCAGTTAATATCAGATAGCATACTCGCACTATGCTATTAGGTAGTAACTAAGATACCAATGTTACGTGTTCTGGAAACAAAATAACTGTATCCCCCACATCATCGGTAAACTGTACATCATGAGGCTCTGCCTCGTTACATTGTGGAGTATCAATTGCCTCTAATTTATAAGCCTTACCTATAGTGGTATCTCTAGCACAGTGATTGTTTACAACATCGTCTGCATTAACTGTAATATAATCACCTACTTTGAATGTATTTGTCATGATATGTTATCCTTCTAATTAAATGTTTATGAATGTTTACGGATGTTGTTACGCTTAAGAGACATGCGTTTAAGCTGTGCTGCATTGCCTCTCTTGTGTGACACCTTACCACTCTTACCTCGACCAGTGAATGCAAGCTCACGAGCTGATGGTTCTTGTCCTTTACTATTTAACACAGGTACTGCACGTGGTGCAATAAATTTACTGATTAACTTTAGTGCTACTGTTTTGATTGACATAATATGTTTTCCTTTCTTGGTTAAATATTAAAATGTAGTGCTTAGTTTACTAACGTTACATAAGCACAAGGTAAGCCTACCTCATCTCCTGTATCATCAATGAAACCTATACGCATACCTCCGGGATGACAATTACTAGGGGTAACATCGACTAAAGTGTATACTTTGTCTGGTGTTACATCTTTGACACACTCCATTCCGATAGCATCCAAATTATCATATGCTATTGTAACTTTACTACCTACTTTAAATGTACTCATAATCTGTTTACTCCTGTTAATAAACTACGTAATATTCATTGCCATTTAGCACAGTATATGAGTCTACTTTAGCTGATGGTTTACTACCATGCACCCCAAAGTTATGCCCTATTTCTTCCTTGCTACCATCCTCAAAGTGCAGCTTGATTGAATGTCTTTGATTGTTACTCACTAACACACACTCTTGATTATGTATGTGTTGACAGTAACGTGTGATGTTACTAATAGCACTAGATGAGTTGGTATTAATAACGAATGATTGTTCACCTTGACCACGGTATACACCCACAACACGGGTATACTCAACAAATATATGAGCTGTTAAATACTTAGCCATCTCATCAGTGGCTAGCATATTAGTAAGGCTATCAGCAGTGTGTTGGTATGCACTGCATATAACAGTGAACTTCTTACCTTGTGTTAATGCATTCATTACAATTCCCCTAAACGTTTAATCATACGAGCGCATGCAAAAGCATTCTTGGTGTAGCGATACACTCCCAACACTGTCATGTCAGGATGCACCACGAGCCAACGAAAGCTATCAGTGCCGGGAATACCCTTACCCATTACACGTAAAGGAAAGATGTCTCCAATAGTGTTAGTGAATTGTAGTGATTTCATTCTATACCCTCCCCTAAGTTAAAGTGAGATTTTAAATGATATTCTCCCTTTATTTTTAAGGTGATACCATGCTTACAGTTTCCTATACCTTCCACGACATACCTACCGCCTTGCAAGAAGGAGTAAGTGGTATACTTACTTGTCACTACATCACCTGTTCTTACATATCTAAGGCTAGTGAGTGTACCCATTAGTGCTCCTCATTATCTAATGCTACTTTTAAGTTAGTGATAATGTCTCTCACTTGCCATAAATAGAGCATTGGTTCCTGATGTTCTAAATCTACTACATCAGGAGAGGCTGATAGAGTTTGTGCTAAATTATATGCTGCATTAAAAGCAGTAACAGTTTCCATTAGTTGTCCCCTTTATCATCATAATCTGTGCCCTTAAGCACAGCATAAATAAATAGCCCAGCTAGCAACGTAATAAGCATAGCCCATTCAGTAGGTGTCATTAGTATCCCGCCCATATATAAAGCTCATCGAAATCAGTGAAGATTAAATCCTCACCACCCATGTCATTTTTAACAGTAACATTAAACTTGCCATTAATTAAGCTTGCACTACGGAACCAGTCATGTCCACCAGCCCACTGCATTTGTTTATATGTCATGAGAAATACTCTTATCATTTGCTTGGTACTTACATAATAGACCACTCCTGAGATAGTGTTAATACAAGTGAATGATAGTAAAGATAATCCCCGTGAATATTAGCCCTAGCTAATACATAAACCACCTAGTAATCTATACCTGTACACATATCCAGTGTTCCTTGTAAGTATATGTAACTAATATAGTTAATAGGTCTTACCAGTCACGTAAGTCATTGATTAAATATCGTGCCAACCTGCCAAAAGCTTTAGTGTACACCCTAGTGACACTTTATACCTAAGTATGCTTAGAATGGCTCTAAGAGCCTCTCACGGAGTGGGGTATTATACTGTGAAATACACCATAAAATAAATATGTGAATACAGTTTGATGAGCAGGATAGGATAAAGTACAACGCGAGGAGGGTCATGAGCGTTAAAATATAGAGTAACCTATTGAGACTACTGTATAAGTGTATAGTATAAAGAGTGGGGGGTATAACGATAGTGGAATGCAACATTTCTCCATCTTATCCCTAGCTAGAGATATCTTGGTAGCCTTTCATTTCATATATGATTGCACTGGTTGTATTGATTTGGGGGTACAAGGGGGATTACAAAGGAGCAGATAGCAGAGCATTACGTATAAATAATTTCTATTATAATTATGATAAATCGGGGGAATGTGGGTAGCTTTTAATGTTCACCACTACTGACTACTATTGATATTTAGTCCCTATAAGTGTGGAATAATAACCAATACTGGTGCATATAAATGTGGAATTTACAAAAGAAAGCTTAGATAACTGCTAAGAAGTATAAGGACGTTGAGTGTAACTCAAAAGAAAGCCCTCATTAAGAGGGCAAGGAGGACATACGAGGTTATAACTAAAGGTCTATGACTAAACTTTATATAACTAATTATATTACATACTCTAGCTAAATGCAATATTTATTTATATACATATATTAGTTTATCTAAACACTCTAAGGAGTGTGTTACTAAATAGTATCTAATAGTATAATATGAAACAGAAGGAGAAAAATTTCTAAAAAGAAATAAAAGAGGAAGAGTATTCAGTATATCTCTCTAGCAATTTGATGTCAACCCCTGTCAATACTGTTCGTTTATACAGTACTACGTTAAGTAGTTGTTTGGAAACTATTATAGTGCTAATTTATTTAGTCTACTGTACAGACATACAGTACATGTATAAATATACAGTATAGACAAAGAGGTGTAATTGAGCTAAACTATAATAATTAAATGGTATAAGGAGGATTCATGGATTATGCACGAGTAGGTAATTTTAAAGTAACTGATGTTACTACACAAGACCCAGAAGCAATGAGAGCATTACTTGTATTACTTAGTAATGTATTTATTACTGCTGCTATCCATAACTGGGGTTATGGTAGGTTTGAGTATATAGGATGCAGTTGTCTCTTTGACTCCGTAATGGAAGGAGCAATGGCTCCTGAATATGTAGTTGAGTTTGAACATCCGAATGCAACTAATGATTTAGTGGCTAACTTCGTGAAGGTGTTATGACTAAACTGAATATAGATAAACCTTGGGAATTTAATGAAGACCAATTTATAACTGTTAAGGGTAAGAACTATAATATATATGCAGCTATAACTCTAGCTAGAGATATTGAAGTAAAAGAATTACTAATTGAAGATATGTATATAAGTTATAGTAGTCCTTGTGACTCCTCCTTGAGGTCTTTCATAGAACATGTTAAAGCAGTGCAGGAAGCAGACCTAAGCTATCCTATCTTATTAAATGAAGATGGTTTTATAATTGATGGTAGGCATAGATTAGCAAAGGCTATACTAATGAAGCGAACAACTATAAAAGCTAAACGCTTTGAAAAAGACCCCTCAGCTTGTTTTGATTGGGTATAGATTATGTTTGATTCTATACGTCCTGAGTTTATGGCAATGTTTCTAATTATAACTCTTGTAACTAGCTGCTCCATGTTAGCAGACTTTGCTATGGACCAAGTGACAGGTGGTAGTAAGGGAGGCATTAATACAGAGCTTGTGGTAGGAGATAAAGAACAAGTTCTAGGCTCTAACCAAGATGTTAAAGCTCACTCCGTGGGGAAGGTGGTAGGAGGAAGTGATAGTTCTGTTGTTGCTACTACAGTGGATACATTAGAAGTATCTAATACTAATTACCCGGGATGGTTAATTGTAGTATTGCTAATAGGCAATGTAGTATTTCTATGTTTACCTACCCCTACTAGAATTTTTAATTATATTAAAAACAGGAATAATAAATGAGTAATGTTCAAAATGATACTGTGACTACGGTCACTTCTGGTTCCACTCTAGTCCCCCGAGGTTCTAGTAAACCCTTCAACATGAGCTTTGCTGCTGATGTAACTGGTACTATTACTTTTGTAGTGGAAGTTACATACAATGGTGTAGCCTTTCATACAGTAGCAGCATCAGGCACAGTGAGTGTAGACGGAGTTATTACTTCTCCTATTGCTGGTATTAGGATTAGGGTTACTGCTGTAACAGGTGGCTCTGTAACACTAACAACTATTCAGGATTAGCTCATGACAATAAAGACTAGATTTGTAACACAAGGGGGAGTGGGAGCTTCTGCTGCTATTGATGTACTTGATACAAATGATGTTCGTGTATCCTATGCAGTATCCTTAAGTGGGTCTGCTACGTATACAGTACAGCATTCTCTTGATGGTAGTACCTTCTTTGATAACTCAGATAATACTGCACAAACTACAGCCCAAGATGGAAACTATGTATTCCCTGTTAGGAGTGTTCGGGTTAATGTGACAGCTGGTTCTGGTACTGCTACATTGCATGTACGTCAACTTGTAAACTAGAGGCATAGTATGACTAGATTAGGAAGTACACATGTATCTGATGACCCTGATAGTAGAGGCACTCCGGGACCTGCAGGTGCCACTGGTGCGACAGGTGATACAGGTCCTACCGGGCCAACAGGGGATGTTCCTTTAACTACTAAAGGTGACATCATGTCTTATGATACTGGTGACCAGAGAGTAGCAGTAGGAACTAATGGACAAGTATTAACTGCTGATAGTGCAGAAGCTACAGGGGTTAAATGGGCTACTCCTACCGGGGGAGGAGGTAGTAACTCAGCAGGTAGTGCTCGTAGAGATACAGACTTAGCTATAGCCACATTATATACTGTAGCATTCCAAACTGAGATATATGATGATGATGGTTTTATAGACCTAGGTGCAGATGCTACTAGGATAACAGTTCCTACTGATGTTACCCGAGTTAATGTTAATGCTGTATTATTAACTACCTCTACAGTAACTATAGGAACTAATTTTGAATTTCTAATACGTCACAAAAACTCTGGTGGTACTATATTAAATGATATAGTTAATAAGGGACAAGTAGGTGCTGCCCTCTTTGGTAATACTGTTACAGTATTAGGTTTGTCAGTCGCTGCAACTGATTACTTTGAATTTTTAATATTCTTCTCAGACACTACAGTGACTTTAGATTTTGTTATAGCTACCATTCAGGATGTATCATAATGTCATTTAAAATTAATTATAAAGGTGCTAATACAGGGATTAATTATACCTATAAATGCTCCTGTGGAGAGATAAGAGAAGTACGTCACAGTGCATCTAAGACTCCTGAAGTTCGTTGTAAAGTTTGCCAAGGACTAATGAGTAGAGTCTTACTCTCTGCTCCTTGTCTGGATGCTGACCTACATGATAGGGGATTGTTTCATAACATTGGTGGAGATTTTGAATGAGAAAATCAACTCATCCAGTAGTTCTTCCTGAAGAAGAAACCATTTATTCTGTAGATAAAAAGACTCTCCTACCCCGAGTAGGGGAAGACCTTCCTATTGATGCTACATTAGTAGGCACCACACAAGCTCTATTCTTTGAATTTAGATTTCAAACTACATCACCTACCACAGCTCCTTATTGTTTAAAACCTCATGACCATACACTGGATGGTACATTATATCGCTCTATGTATTTAATATACATCAGCTGTGATAGTGAATATGAAGCTGCTATTAAGCTATTAGGAAACTATGCACATTGGCTTAAGCTTAAGAAATGTTCGTGGTTTATAGACCACTTGGAAGCATGGAATGCTGAGCTGTTACTACGAGAGGAAGCACTGGCCCGAAGTAAACTAGTAACATTAACAGAAGCTGGTAACGTCACAGCAGCACGTACATTATTAAATAATAAGAAACCTGCTCCTGTAGGAAAGACTCCCGCGAGAGGAAAGAGAAAAAATGATGTGGTCATGGACGATTTAGATAGTATGTTAGAAAGAGCTGAACCAAGCACTCAGCATAAGCACTAGGAGGCTATATGTTTGAGCCATGGATGTTATGGAATATAGGACAGATTGTAGGATTTGTTATTCTATTAAAGTATATACAGGTACAGGTAAGAGATAATAAGGTGAGGCTAATGGACGTTTATACTAAAGCAGAAACTGATAAACTAATTGATTTAAAACTAAAGCCTTATGAAGTAGGGCTGCTGAATGTACAGAAAGACTTATCAGAAATAAAAGCCATGTTGATTAAGTTATTAGATGCGAAGCTCTAGTAATCCTACGGAAGCCTCACGGCTAGAAGACCTGAGAGAGAGATGTAGAAACTCCTTATATGCCTTTGCCTGTGTGGTGGAACCACACAGAGTGTGGGGTGATTGTCATCGGGAGTTGTTCTCCTTCTGGCAATTGTCAGATGTAGATGCTATAGATAATACCTTAGCCTTGATGCCTCGTGACCATCAGAAGTCTCATGCATTGGCTGTTCGTTGTGCATGGGAGATATATAAAGACCCGGCTATTACAATAATTTATTTATCTGCTACCTCTGGCTTAGCTGAGAGGCAGCTACTAGACATACAAAACATAATGGAATCCCGCTACTTCAGACGATTATCTCCTGATATGATTCACAAGGACAAAGGTAAACGTTCCATGTGGAACACCACAGGTATATCAGTGGACCACCCTAAGAGGGAAGCTGAAGGGGTGAGGGACCCTACAGTGTCTACTTGTGGACTAACCACTAACACTACAGGATGGCATTGTATCTTCTTAGCCAAGGATGATGTGGTTGTTCCTGACAACGCATACACCATAGAGGGCAGGAAGAAGGTGGAGTCGGGCTGTTCTCAGTTTGCATCCATACTTACAACAGGAGGCAAGGAGTGTGCAGTAGGTACACGCTATCATCCTAAAGACCATTATGCTACACTTAAGGTTATGACTGAGCCTATCAGGAATGAATATGATGAAATCATAGATGAACACAATGTGTATGCTGTTCATGAAAGGCAAGTAGAAATTGATGGGGTATTCCTGTGGCCTCGGGAAGCACGTAAGTCTGATGGTAAAATGTTTGGTTTTAACTTCCGTGAGTTAGATAGGAAGAAAGCTAAGTACACTGATAGACTACAGTTCTTTGCTCAGTACTATAATAACCCTAATGATTTAGAAAACAGAAGTGTTGAACGAGGTAACTTCAAATACTACAAGCGTGAACATATCTTTATGCATGCAGGCCATTGGCATTATGGCAAAGGTAGTACTAAAGGTTATGAGGGGGATAGTAGAAGGCTCAATGTATATGCTGCAATGGATTTTGCATTCAGTAAAAGTAAAAGAGCTGACTATACTTGTATAGTAGTATTTGGTATTGATTGGGAATTCAATGTTTATATTCTAGACATTATACGATTTAAAACTAACAAGACATCTATATACTTTAGTAACTTTAAAGATATGTTAATCAAATGGGAGTTTAGCAGACTTCGTGCAGAAGTTACAGCAGCTCAAGAAGTTATTGTACAGTCCTTAAAGGACAAAGCAATGGAAGAAGGTATTCATTGTAGAATTGAATCCCATCGTCCTAACAAGTATGATGGTGCTAAAGAAGAACGTATGGAAGCAGCCTTACTTCCTCGTTATGAAGAAGGTAAGGTATACCACTACAAAGGCGGTTTATGTACCTACCTCGAAGAAGAGATTTTATTGGATAACCCGGAGCATGATGATATCAAGAACACTTTAGCTGATGGATTAAGTTCTGAGTATATTCGTAAACCCCGTAAACCTTCTAGACAAGAAGAGATGGCAAGAAATTATATAGGCACTGTGAAGTATCATAGTCGCTTTGGAGGTTGTGTATGACAACTGATGCACATGCAATAGTGCAGCTACTAACACCCGAGACTATGGCAAATGAGATTAGTATCCTATGGGATACATTTAAGACTGCTCGTAGTTCTTGGGAAGCTGAGATGATAGAGATACGGAATTATAAGTATGCTACATCCACCCGTACCACTGAATTAAACCAAGTAGGATTTAAGAATTCAACTACAGTTCCTAAGCTATCACAAATAGCAATGAACTTACAAGCTAACTACAATGCTCATTTATTTAGCAATCCTAACTGGGCACAGTTTGAGGCATTCAATGAAGATGCTTCTGCCAAGAGTAGCAAGGATGTAGTAGAAGCCTATGTTCGTACTAAGCTTAGACGTAAAGACTATGAAGGAATTCTTAATAAGAATCTTATTGATTGGATTGATGATGGGGCTACATTTGCCCAGCAGAGGTATATAACAGAAACTTATGAAGATATCAATGGTCATGAGAAGATGTTATATCAAGGTCCTGTACTTGAGAGAATTAATCCTGAAGATATAGTGTTTGATGTGACAGCTTCTACGTTTGCTAAAGCACGTAAGATTATTCGTAAGACTTATGGCTTAGGTGATATACGTAGGCTACTTGATGAGGATGCTAATACTCCCTTCACTCATGAGATGCTAGAAGAGATGCGTACTACTAGACAGTTTGTCCGTAGTTCTGGAATCACAGGAGGGCAGAGTGGTATTGACTGGAAGTCTGAGGCTCTTAGTAAAGCAGGCTTTGGTGATTTATTAAACTATATGCAAGGAGATACTGTCGAGATATTAGAATTCTATGGAGATTTCTATTCTCTTCAGAGTGGAGAGTACTTACAGAATCATAAGATTATTGTAGCTGACCGTAGAAAAGTAATAAGTATGGACCCTATTCGTTCTCGCAATGGTAGCCAATATATTTATTATTCAGGATGGGAAGACCGTCCTAATAATCTAATGGGTATGTCTCCTTTAGCTAGACTAGTAGGCATGCAGTATAAACTGGATAAGCTTGAGAATCAAAGAGCTGATGCCTTTGATAGAATTATTAATCCACCCCTAGTAGAGAAAGGAGATGTTGAGTTCTATGGTACACGAGGAGCACCCGGTGGTCGCTATGTAGTGGATGAGAATGGGGATGTTACTGAGCTAAGCCTAGATGCTAAAGTACTCACTGCTGACTCACAGATGGCTAACACTATGGGAACTATGGAAGAGATGGCAGGTAGTCCCCGTAACTCTTCAGGCTTCCGCACCCCGGGGGAGAAGACTAAGTTTGAAGTACAGTTCTTAGATAATGGAGCTAACAGAATATTTAGAACTAAGACTAATAAATTTGAACGTGAGTTTATTGAACCTATCTTAAATGACATGGTCGAATTAGCATTAGATAATATGGGTGAAACTGATTTAGTTTCCACTGAGAGTACTGAGTTTAATACTCAGCAGTTCTTAGCTGTAAGCAAGTCAGACCTTAACATCAGTGGTATATTACGTGCTCGTGGTAGTCGTATGTTTGCAGAGAAAGCAAATGCTTTACAGAACTTATTAGGTATATTTAATACTCCCGCATTTGAACTTATTAAACCACATACATCTAGAACTAAATTAGCTGTAGCATTAGAGGACTTAGCAGACCTTAAAGAATTACAATTGTTTGTGCCTAACATCGGTATTCAAGAAGATGCACAATCACAGCAAATGGTTAATCAATCAACACAAGCAGTACAAGAAGTAGATGCCGTGAATGCTCAGGAACCTATAGAGGAAGATGGAGAGGAATAATAAATGAAGACCATTCGTTTAGTAAAACTACTAGAGAGTTTACAACAATTAACTCCTAGAGATTTAAAGAATACAGCTGAAGCATTTAATAATAGTGACGCTGTGATAAAATGTATTGTAGATTATTTAAACCATGAAGTATCTAAAATAGATAAAGTACTTGAAAACCCTAAGGCTTTATATCAAAATGAAGGCTCTGACCGCTATGTAGCTTTTAAATTAGCGGAACGAGCAAACACCCTTAAACTAATTCGTTTGTTGACAGAAGAAACGAAAGTACTTGACGATGACCAATCAGGAGACTATAATGAGTAATAGTTTATTTAGTAATAATAATGATAATTCTAATAACCCACCGGAATTATCAGGTGAAGATGCACTAAAACTTTTAGTAGGAGATGGAGCTAAATATGCTTCTGCTGAAGAACTAGCTAAGGCTATGGTACATAGTCAATCTCACATTACTACGCTTGAGCAAGAGGCAACCACCTTTAAAGATACTCAAGCAAAGCAGACAAGTATAGACGATATACTAGCTGCAATTAAAGCAGGACAAAGTAATACTCCTAAACCAGATGATGACCTTAAGCCAGCAGACCCGCCAGCCCCCGGCTCTAGTGAAGTTGATATTAATAAGACTGTACAGGAAGCACTAGCATTACAAACTCGTAACCAGCAATCAGTTACTAATACAGAATTAGTCACTAACGCCTTAAGTGAGGCACTAGGTACACGAGCTAATGAAGTGTATTCCAAAGTAGGTAAAGACTTAGGTGTAGACTTAGATGAACTATCTAAGACCTCCCCTGAAGCAGTTATTCGTTTATGTACTGGACAGGGACAACCTAATCAGCAGCATAGCAGCCTACCACCAAGTACACATACCAGTGGCTTTGGTAAGCCTGACACTTCCGTTAATGGAGAGTTAAACTACCAAGGTATTCAAGACCTTTATAAGAAAGGTGGTATGTCACGAGAGAAGAAATTTGAATTAGAAATGAATCAAGCATTAAAGCTTGGTGATAAGTTCTATAATAAATAGGAATTTATTATGTCTGGTAATACTACATCCAACTCCGATAGTATAATTCGTTCCGAGTTATGGCAAATCCAGTTGGAAGAGATTTTACATGAGACTCTATTGGGCGTTCCTTTTGTTCGCCAAGTAGATTTTCCAGATGGTACAGCATTTACTATGCCATCTATTGGTACGCCTATTGTGCGTGACCTTCCTGAAGGAGCTGAAGTTACATTTGATGCATTAGATACTGGTGAAACCACTATCACAATGAATGCTCCTGTAATTGCAGCTAACAGTCTTAGTCAAGTTTTAATGGAAGATAGCATGTGGGCTGCAGAAGCCATTGCATCTATCCCTATTGAACAGGCTCAGGCTATCATGGAACGATTTGAAACTGACACATTAGCTTTAGCTATGCAGCAATTTAACGGCACTGACGACTTAAACAACATTAACGGTGTTGCTCATCGGAAGATTGCTGGTGGTACTAACGAAGTTATGGAACCACAGGATTTTGCTTTTGCTAAGTATTCTTTACTTAAAGCTAAAGTACCTACAACTAACTTAATTTCTATTGTGGACCCATCTGTTGCTTTTGCATTAGAGACTTCCACTAACTTAGTTAACGTTAGTAACAACCCTCACTGGGAAGGTATCATTGAAAGTGGTATCGACCAGAACTTCCGCTTCATTAAGAATGTATATGGATTTGATGTATTTGAATCTAACTTACTTCCAACAATGAATGAAACTATTGATGGTGTTACTACTGCAGCAGGTAAAGCAAATCTGTTTATGTCATTAGCACGTCCTGCTTTGGCACCATTTGTATTAGCATGGAGACGTAAGCCTATGTTAGTTTCTGAATGGAACAACAAGTTAAAACAAACTGAAGTGGATACCACTGCTCGTTGGGGTTCTGGTTTAGTTCGTGATGAAAATCTAGTAGTTATTGCTAGTGACACCGACCAAGTATCTTAGGAGATTAGTATGACTCGTATAAGTATTACAACTGGTGCCTCTGGTGGCAGCAGCCGTAGAGCAGCTACTCACTATGGTGCTCGTGAAATAGAAGATGTTTTACCAAGTAAATATGCTGGTACTGATGGCATTAATACATTAGCAGTAACCTTTAGCTTTGACGACTTGCCTGTGGCTAGTTTAGATGAAGCTAACCTTCGACTACCTGCTAACTGCTACATTGATAGTGTATCTCTTCGCGTAATTACAGCCTTCGCTGGTGGTACATCCTACCTAATTGGCTTAGAAGAAGCAGATGGTACTACTATTGATGCAGATGGTATTAGTGGTTCTGCTCTAGCTCTAACTGAGATGGATGCTATTGGTGATAGTGTAGTATGTGATGGTGCTCTAGTAGGTTTACTAGTAGGCATTGGTACAGCAGCTGGACAAGTTGTAGTTGCAGCTACAGGTACTTACACTGCTGGTAAAGCTGTGTTAGAAATTAAGTATAGAGAGTTATTAGACCGCGCATAGGATAAGCTCCATGCAAGGACTTAGTTTAAATCGGGAGCCTTGTGCTCCCCTTTTTATTTATAAGGATAAATTATGACTCTACATAATGCCCTAACTGGGGTGGAGTTACATGAACCTAAAGGTATGAGTGCTTCTACAGGAGGTGCTGGTGATATAGGTGAAGTAGTTGTAAGTAAAGGAGATGGTACATCTGAAGTACGTAAACTGGACTTTACGGAGTTAGCAACAGGAGCTGCAGATGGACAGATAGGTGTAGCTGCATCTGGATTAGTAGTTGCTAAAACTTCTTGTCGTATGGGCTGGTCTAATTATGGAGATGTTGCTACAGCCACTACACCTATAACCTTAACTCCTACTGCTACTTTTGTGGACATGACTGATGATGGAGCTAGTGCTCAAACAGATACTACTTTTGATTTACCTGAGGTAGGTAACTTATGGAATGTTGGTACATCCTCTTTTGACTTCAGTGATTTAAAGATAGGAGATACTGTAGACATACGTATAGATTTAGATATAACTACTACAGGGGCTAACCATGAAATTGAAGTGCAGCTTGATATGGATACTGCTCCTATAGATATTAACTTCCCTTTATTACTAATACGTCAAAACTTTAAAACTGCAGTTACAGCAGCTAAGCTAATAAGATTTTATTCCCTCTTTATTGGTAGTGCAGGTGTACGTGACGGAGTACATAAGATACAAGTACGTTCTGATACAGGAACTACAGATACTGTCAGAGTACATGGATGGTATATACGTGCTATTACCAATAGTGATTATTAGGAGCTATCATGGCTAGACAAAAAGCTGTTGATACTAAGATACAAGTCACCCGTGGCTTTGTCACTGAGTTTACTCCTGTAGGCTTTCCTCAGGAAGCAGCTATTGATATTGATAATTGTATTATAGATACTGATGGTAGTGTTAGACGTAGACCGGGGGTTGACTTAGAACAATCCTTTGCACTTAATGATATTAATGGAGGTGTACTAGCTAAAGGTGACATTCAAACTAAAGCCTTTAGTACACATCTATGGGAGTTTGTATCTAACTCAGGTACTCTTAATATTGTGGTGGAGCAGATAGGATTAATATTACAGTTCTATGCACAGATTGGTGCAGTCTCTGCTAACTTCTTAGGGGAATTAGATTTAACTCCTTATGCAAAAGATACAGCTAAATTAGAAGTAGCTAATATTGCAATGTCTTCAGGATTAGGTAGTTTGTTTCTTGTTAGTGAATATTTAGAACCTCTTAAGATTACTTATGATGGTACTACTTTCACTGCAACTACTATCACTATACAACAAAGAGATTTTGATGGGTTAGATGATGGCTTAGCTATTGATGAACGTCCTATATTACTAACTAAAAGTCATTATTATAATTTGCTTAACCAAGGATGGACAGATGAAAACATAGCAAAGTTTGCTGGCTATATAGATTTAACTATAGAGATTTTCCCCTTTAAAGTAACCATAGGAGAATTAGATGGCACTCTATGTGAACTTACAGTAGGAGCAGGTGCTCCCGCTTTAGATAGTAATACATGGCCCAGCAATTCAGATATAATGACTGTTGGTATTGTAGTTAATAGTTCAGGAGATTTAGAATTTAATCGTGAATTTATTATAGAAGACTTCTTAGGTAATACCCCCGCACCTAAAGGACACTTCATACTTGATGCATTCAATAAACAATATGATACTGCAGCAAACTGTGCAGGTATAGGTAGTGAAATAACTCCTACTAGACCTCAAGCTATAGCATTTCATCAGGGTAGAGTATTTTACTCTTCTCCTGCTGTACAGAACAGAGGTAATGGTATATTCTACTCTCAGAATCTCCTGAGTGATGATAGAGCTGCTAAATGTTTTCAAGAGGCTGACCCTACAGCAGCAGAAATTAATGACCTTATAGCCACTGATGGGGGCTTCCTACCTATACCGGGAGTAGGACAAGTATTCCATCTGGAAGAATTCTCTAATGGCGTAATCATATTAGCATCTAATGGCGTATGGTATATCACAGGAGCAGAGATAGGTAGTGCTGTAACAGCTACTAGTATTCGTTTAGATAAAGTACATTCATCAGGAGCATTAAGTGCTTCCAGTGTAGTACAAGCTGAAGGACAACTATATTATTTTGGTGTAGAAGGTATTATGCAGATTGCCTTAGACGAGGCTAACAGTGCTATTGCTACTAACATTACACAGAACAGTATTCAACAATTTTATATTAATATATCTGCATCTGCCAGAGAGAAAGCAGTAGGGGTATATATTCCAGAACAACGTAAGATATACTGGGCATACAGAGATACAGCTAAAGATGATACACAGACACTCAGAAACTTTAATAAGTTTTTAATACTAGACTTGGATATTAAAGGATTTTATAAGTATACAGTAGCTGAAGATACTGATAATAATTTTCCTGAAATAGTAGGACTTAGTTTAGTTAAGCCCATAGCTGCAGGAACTATAGTTACAGAAATTATAACTGAATCAGATTTAACCCCCGTAACATTAACAGATGGTAGTACATTAACACAAGATATTGAGACTGATGCTGCTCAGACTAGTTCATTGAAGGCGGCTACCTTAACATTCTCTACATTGAGTAGTGGTTATAAGATGACATTCTCTACCTTCCATGATAGGTCTTTTACTGATTGGAGGGACTTCGACCCTGCAGGGGTAGGTAAGCCCATGGACTCTTTTGTTGAGTTTGCTGAGTTTAACCTAGGAGCTATACACACTAAGGGTAGACCTACTCACGTACACAGTTATTTTAGTAAGACTAGTAAAAACTTAGCATCAGGTGGTTACTATGAACTACCTCCATTTTATTATACTAGTACAGGATTAAGATTAAGTCAGTCTGTATTAGAAGTTTTACATAGACCTATATCAGATTTAAGGCTGAGTCAATCAGTACTTGAAGTACTACATAAAGGAATTTAAAATGTCTTTATTATTTATAGATGGCTTTGACCATTACACCGACATACGCTTAAAATGGCAGGTAGTAAGTAGCCTCGAAATGCCTACATATGTAGCAGGGCGCTTCGGAGGTAATGCAATTAAGAAGCAATTTCAAAATGGAGCAGGCACCAATACTACTAGTTTTGGTATACAGGATGAAATATTTATTGGTATAGCTTATTTCCCTCCCGGATTTCCGGGGGTTACTGAGTCTATGTGGAGAATACTAGACTTAGCAGGAGCAACTATATGTAGTGTTAATATAACTTCTGCGGGTATATTGTCTATTAATGCAGGAGGGCAATCAGACTCTGCTGTAACACCTTTACCTACATCTCAGTGGAGCTATATTGAGATACATTATACTGCTAAGAATACAGGAGGTATTGCAGAGCTACGAGTAGATGAAGCTGTAGTAGCTACTGTGACAGGGGATACGACTGTAGCTGCTATAGATGATATAGCAGGCTTTCAGATATTAGATGATGGTACTAACTCCCCACGTTACCTATTAGATGATTTATATATACTCAATGCAGAGGGTACTAGTAACAACGGTTATTTAGGTGATGTACGTATAACTACTATGGCAGCAAATGCTGATGGTAGTCTTAATGACTGGACTCCTAGTGATTCTTTATTTGATAATTTTGAAATGGTAGATGAGGTCTTGGTAGATGGAGCTACCTATGTGGAGTCAGGATTAATAGGAGCTTCTGAGGATTACAACAATGATAGCTTTGCTGAGAGGTCTATAACTCCGGGAATTATCTTTGGTGTACAGTGTTCTAATGCTACACTGCGTACAGATGCAGGAACAATAAGACATAAGAATGAACTGATTGTAGCAGGTGCAAGGTTTAGTGATGATATAGAATATGTAGCAGGTGCAGGTGATTATTTCATAGACACTTATGTTAGAGACACAGACCCATCTGATGATGGTACATGGACTGAGGCTAAAGTAGCTGCTGTAGGTAGTGGTATAACTATTACATTTAAGGAAATATAATGCAAGTGTCTAGCACATATAGCTGTTTACTTACAGCTAAATTTGACTTTGCTATTGATAATAATTCTGGTAAATGGAGTACACCACAGCAAGCATTTAAGTATAGCACTCTGCGACTAGCTAAAGTTAATGGTATAGAGGATGCTTATCCTTACAGTGTGGTAGATACTCGCTTAAGAGTAAGAGGCACAGGCAGAGTAGTAGTGTATCGCTACGAATCAGAAGCAGGAAAAGACTTTGAATTAATAGGCAGGGTAACACCGTTCACTGCTGAGACAGAAGGATAATACTATGGCTAAGAGAACCATACTAAAGCTAGTACAAGACTTAGGTGCAGCTATAGGCTCTGATGAGATTGATACTCTAGATGAAACTATTGAAGCTTCAGAGATAGCTGACATACTTGAGCAGACAGTAACAGAAGTTATTAGTAGGAAGAGATGGGAGTTTCTTAAGGATAGAATCCGCCAACTAGATGACAGAGCAGGGGGTAGTACTCAGTTAAATACTTTAGTTATCCCTAGTGATGTAACCCGGGTTAATTGCTTAAGATATAGGGATACTAATAACACTGATGTAACTACGTTCCTTGATTTAACAGAGATGCAGCCCTGTGAATTTATAGAGTTTGTACAAGCACGTAACTCTACAGACTCTAACATAACTGCCATCGCTAATGATGATGGTGTATTAATTAATGTCCTTACGGACAATGCTCCTACTAGATGGACCTCGTTCGATGAGGAGAATATTACATTTGATGCCTATGATGCATCAATAGGAACAGGGAATTTAATTGCAGATAGTGTTATAATAGCTGATGTAGTACCAGTTATAGATTATGCAGACCCAACTGCTACACTTAAAGTACCAGAAAGAATGGAAACTTTAATCTTTAATGAAGCACTAAGCTATTGTAACTATAGACTCAGACAAACAAGGGACCCTAGAGCTGATAGGATAGCACGAAGACAACATATATCCCTAAGAGAAAATGAGAACATTACCAATAAAGATACACAGGAGGCCAACTATGGTCGCAGGAGTAGAAGCGGTAGATAAAGTAGACTTGAGAGAGTTACTTGGTACTACAGAGAAAGGAAAAGAGATTTATCTCGTACGTAAACCTAATTGTTCTGTACGAATGATTGCATTTGGGAGTGGAGGCTTATTGCCTAAGCAATTGCGAGGGGGATATAGCTCTATACAGGCTGCGAGGCATGCTACAGAGTCCTACTTAGCAGGAGTTAAGGCTAAAGAAATTAAAGTGGACGGCACTAAGTTTAGTAAAGGTAAATCATAAGATGAATACTTATTTAGATAGAATGTCTGAAGAGCATCAAGAATTAAGTTTAAAGATAAAAAAGTTAACTGACTTTTTATATGGAACTTCCACGGAACGCACCGGAGTGGACTACGCAGAAGTGTTGTTAATGAGAAAGCAACTAGGTTATATGTTAGATTATGCAGATACATTAGAAGCTAGGTTAGTGGGTGAATATTAGTATGCTACATTTTATTTCAGAGTGTGACACTACATCACCCGGTATTAGTATAGATTGGAAGTTTAAGATATTATACTTACATATTAATATATTTGATAGGCGCCATAGATTTAGATTGCGCTATCAAGTGGTGACAAGACAGTTACTATATCAATATGATACTTGGACAGTACAAGAAGAAGTGGAGCTAGAAGATAGAAGAAAATTCAGACTACAAAGACTGTGTAAATAATACACTATATAGGAGTAGCTCTATCGGACCGCTACTCCTTATACTATATAGCGATTAATCAAATCGCTTATCTACTTCCCTGTAGTGTATTAGCTTCAGCGTCCTTGCTTCAGCTTAAAGGTATTTAATAACTATGTCAAGTAATATCAACCTTATAGAAGTAACTAATCTAAGTTATGAAGAACTTATAACCATAATAGATAATGACCCCGTGAGTCATTTAGCAGAGGTTCCCTTCGGGAATTTCCAATTAGAGTTAGACCTCGTACATGAGGTATATCAATACTCTGAAGATATTGGATATGGTAAAACTTATATGGTATCCGTGAATGGTAATTATGCAGGATATGCTACATTAATGGCAACGGAAATGATACATCATAGAGGCACCCTGCGCGGAGTAGTGGATGCTTTTTATATTAAACCTGAGTACAGAAGTACTGGGGCATTTAAAACCTTACTTGCATATATCGAAGATGATTTACAAAGTAATGGCATTAGATTTTTAACAGTAGGACTCAACCCTAATATGCCACACATTGATAAGATGCAGCAGTTTATACATGCTAAGGGATACATATGTACAGAGTCTTCATACACTAAGGAATTAACATAATGGCAGAAGCAGCACTCGTAATACAATTAGTAAGTGCAGTAGGTAGCTTTGTACAGCAACGTAAAGTTAGCAAAGCACAGAAAAAGCAGAACAAACTAACTAATAAGATAGCAGCTATTACCAGACAGCGGGCAATCAAAAGGTCTATTGCAGCTTCTCGTATTCAGGTGGCACAACAGCAGTCCTTAGGATTCCAACTAGGAGTTAGTGGTGGCACAGCTGTACAGGGAGCACGAGCAGGAGTACTAAGTGATACAGCTAGTACTATTGGGCAGTCTAACTTGCAGTTAACAGGTCAACAGTTTAGTGCAGGCTTTGCTGATGACATTAGTAGAGCACAGACAGGACAAGCTGGCTTTCAAGCAGTCGGAGCTATAGCTGGAGGATTATCACAGAATCCACAAGCACTAGCAGCCGTAACTGATTTGGTAGGATAACATGGCATTACCATTAATAAATCCTGATGACTTTGGTAAAGTGCTGGACACGGATGTTGAGGCTTTAGACCAAGACACTGAGGGAGTGGGACTAGTAACTCCTGATAATATGGCATTGTTATTTGACAATGCTTTAACTACAGGTAGTGCTAGAACTAATGAACTAGCTACTCAGAATGCTATGGTGCAGGGTAGAGGTACAGACTTGGCTACTATTAACTTAGCTAAGGCTGACTTCAATGCTACTACATCATTAGCCATGGCAGCAGAAGACTTATTCCTTACACTAGAAGGAAGACTTAGTGATGCAGGTAAAGCCTTTGGTGAGATAGCTCCTAATGAATTACCCGGAGTAATTGACCAGCTAGTGGCAGGACAGCAAACTATTAATGATATGCGGAGTAGTCCTGTAGCTACTGAGCTAGCTGTTATTGAACGTGCTACTACAGTATCCCTTGACCAAGCTGTACGCGAGGAACTAGCATTTAGTCTTGGTGTACGTAATGAGATATCTCGTATGATGGATGAATCAGGTAAGTTAGATTTCATCTCAGACATAGGAGGTAACTTCATTCCCTTCCGCCAAGGTATGGACTTCTCTGATGTAAGAGAAAACATTCGTGAACATCAAGAATTAAAAGATGTCATTGATGGGGAGTCTATACAGGGCATGATTGCTACATGGCAAGCACTGCCTACTGCTCGTAAGCAAGTGTTAATTAAACCCCTTACAGAGGCTATTCTCGCAGCCACAGGAGTAGATTACTCCCTTGGGCTAGGTATTCCTGCACTTAAAACAGATAAGAATGTACTTAATGCAGCTGGTATTCTATTAAAGTTCTTACAGCCTGAAGGCGGAGAACGTGCAACACGTCAAGTGGGTGTATTTACTGCAATAGATATAGTAGGGTTAGGTATTGGTGGTATTGGAGCTGATGCTTTTAGTGCAGCACGTAGTGCTAGAGCTGGTACACAGTTAGCAGCCCTTAATAAGATTCCTCTTGATACTCGTAAGATAATGGAGGGTATCTTTGGGAATGCAGCTGAATATTCTCGTAAGATTAACAATCCTATTAAGTTAATAGCTCAAGCAGGAGATACTAAGGAAGCTGCAGCATTAAACTTAAAAGTAATGACTGATGTTGACGTAGCTAAAGCTTATGGTATGCCAGCAGATGTGGCATATACTAATGCTATGCCTATTCAAGGTACGTCTATGACTCCCGGATTTATTAAGGGGCTGTCAGCAGAAACTGCAGAGATTATGAATGGATTCATTCGTGGACAGCAAGGCTTTGTACGTAGTATGACTACTGAGTCAGAGTTGCTACGAATAGGAGCATTAAACAAATCAGACCGGGCTTTAGTTGTTCGTAACTTCTATAACGAAATGGAATTAAAAACAGAAGACTTATTACAAGAAGGTATACACTTAACAGACTTAAAAGTAATCCCCGGCTCACAGAATGCTATGGGATTTTCTTATGAATACACTATTACAAATACTAAACAAGAATTCATTCCTGCTGGTGGTGGAGCTGGTGAAATAATACCAACCACACATACAGCATTCAGGTCATGGAGAGTGGATGAGGTTACAGGTAACTTTGTTGAGACAGTTAAAGATTTAGCAGCTCCTACTAGCAGTAGCATTCCCGGACAATCCCCCGCTGCATGGTCCGTTACTAAGCCCGGGCAGGAGCTAGATTTTAATGATGCAGTTAAGCAGTCTATAGCGCTAGAAGACTTAACCGTAGCTACTAAGCAACGTATAAACTTAAATTGGATAGAGGCTAATGAAAGCATTAGTGGGCTAAAAGATTTAGCAGCTAGAGGTCGCATAGAGGCTATTGAATTAGCTGGTGATGAGTATGTTAATAAGGGTACACAGATTAGAGGTAAGATGTTCACAGAACGTGAACTTATTGCAGGAGTACAAACATCTAGGGGTACAGTACACCTAACTAAGCCTAATGAAATTGAAGCTTACTATAAACGCAGAGTGTTTGCTGACTCCATATGGGATATGCAGAACTTTGTATCACGTAGAGAGTTAGAACTAGGAGGCTTTAATAATTCTATTACTGCCAAAGGGCAGCAGCTAGCAGTTAAACAGTTTGCTACTCCTGAAGCAGCCAAAGCATCAGCAGGACTACGTCCTAACTTTGCTGTGCATCTAGTTAATGAAGATGTCACTACTGTATTAACTGCAGAGTTAATTGATAGAATGTATGACAAGGGTAGAATACTTGTACGCTCTCGTAATGACTGGAATGTGACAGGAGCTGGTGATTTAGCAGTAGGTGGTGAAGTAGTTGAGTATTTATTTATAGAATCTAATCGTCTAAGAAACTTACCAGAACAAGTTTTACATTATAAGCTGGGCTATGTGCCTAAGATTAATGAAGGGGTGGAGTTTGTAGTTAAACAGAAGTTCCCTGTTACTAAACAGGGTGTACAAGGTCACACTATCGACCAAACTCTACGTGCCTTTAGTTCTAAGAAAGATGCTGAAACATTTATACAACGCCAAGTTGATTTAATGGTTGCCAAGAATCCGGGTGTATTACCTGAAGATGCTGCTCGTCTGTTTGAGCTTGCTGATGGCAGTCAAATGAAACAAATGGAGCGTATGGAGAGTGCTCTCAGTGGCTCAGGAGGACTATACACTGGTACACGTAGTGTAGATGACTTACTGATGGGACTAGATGGTGTTCCTATTGAGCGTATGGCTTCTAGTGAGGCATTTGGGCGTTATATTGACCATATGGGTACTGCCTTAACTCGTAATGAGTGGAGAATAGGACAAGAGAAGCAGTGGCTTAACACTGTACAGAAAATGGATAGCTCTATTAAGATTGAGGGATTCAATGGAACAAATTTACCTAACTCTCCCGAAGGCAAAGCCTTGGGTAGACTGCGTGACCAGATTAATACATGGAATAGAGTATCCAGCAGACAGGAAAGCATGTTTGAGGGAATGATGCAGAAGTATCACGACTGGGCACTAGAGGGTAGCCGTGGTATGGGGCTAAATAAGAATAGTATTAAGCATGCTTTGTGGCTTAAGCATACAGACCCTATTGCTGCTGTGTTAACAGCTAATATGCATCTTATGTTAGGTGCTTTAAATCCTGCACAGATTTATGTACAGGCATCAGCTGCTGTAGTGGGAATGTCTCTTGTTAAGATTAGTGACATCCCGGGAATAATAGCAACAGCTGCTAGATTTACTATGTTAGATAATATAAGAAATGATAGTACCTTTGATAAAGTATTTAAACTCCTAGTTAATGATAAGCAAGTAACTAGTAAAGAAGAAGAATTGTATAGGGCGTGGAGGCGTTCAGGATTATATGAATCTGTACGTAGTAATGCAGACATGAACTATATATCCAGTACTGGAGTGGGTATCACTGCAGATGTATTACGTAAAGCAGGTAATATTAGCCTTATGTTCTATCGTGCAGGAGAGTTAACAAACAGACGCTTAAGCTTTATATCTGCTTATACTAGATGGAGAGCAGAAAATACTGCTGCTAAACTAGATGATGATGCCTTAACTGCAGTGATACAGGAAGCTAATAAGACTATGCTTGAATTGAATGCTGCTAATAAAGCATGGTGGCAAGGGGGAGCAGGAAAAGCTGCACCACAGAGAATATTCTCTATGACTGGGCAGTTCCAACAAGTATTAGCTAAGACTGTAGAGGCTACTGCCAAAGGACCTAAGAGAGGAGGCTTTACCTCTAGACAGAAAGCTCGTATAGCTTTAGGACAAACATTAACGTTTGGTGCTGCAGGTAATCCCCTATTAAAATTTGTAGCACCAGCTCTAACTATATGGTTGGGTATAGAGCTTACTGATACTATTAGTAATACAATTAATCAAGGAGTTACAGGAGTAGTAGTTAAAGAAGGTTTTGGAGCAGACATAGATGTAGCTGATAGAGCTTCCTTGTTCTCCAGCACCTTTGAAACTGTGAAAGATATCATGACTAGTAAAGACCCTATGTGGTCTAAGTTTCTAGCTGTAACAGGCACTACAGGACAGCGTATAGGTGAAGCGGTGCTGGAATCCAGTATGGTGCTACAATCTCAAGCATTTACTAGCTTAGCGGAGCTTGAGCCAATGTTAATGCATGATAGGTCAGGGGAAGAAGCTATGGATGAGCCTACAATGTTAGAAACTATGGCTGATATAGCTACTATAATGACTAAGATAACATCAGTGGGACGTAATGCACTCAAAGCTCGTATGATGCATAACTCAGGTAAGATACTTGACCGTAGGGGGCGCATAGTAGTTGCAGAAGATGATATAGCAAGAGGCTTTACATTTGCAGATAAAATGGGTGTAGCAGCTGGCTTTGCCTTTACGGCTGAAAGTCGAGCTTATATTTTAAATGCAAGTAAACGAGAAGTGGATGAGGAGATTACAGCAGCAGCGGATGTAGTTGTTGCTGCATACCATAGGTTTGTGTATACACACGATATGAATCCTAAGTATGCTAAGTCTGTAACTAGACTTGTACAGCTAATGCAAGAGTCATTGGATAATGAATATAAAATTAATAAAATGATGGAGCAAGTAGAGCGTAAGATATTTAGTGAACCTGATTCATTACTTGCTCGTGGAATGAAGGCATTCTTTGAGCGTACAGTACCAGAGAAATTAACGGAAGGTGTTATACTTGATACTACATTAGGACTAAATCCTAGTAATGTATTTAATAAGCAAGCCATTGTACAACCATTCCAAACTACATTAGAAGAGGAGAATAAATAATGGCCGCAGCACCATTCGCAACATCAGGTAATGTAGCAGATATAGCTCCTGTACAGCTTAAGGGAGGGTTTACTCCCGACACAGGGCTAGCAGATGCAGTGGTTAATGTAGCTAACACTGTTATCCCTGTAATACAGCAGAACTTAGAGGATGACTTAACTAATGATGTAACAGGCAAAGCTAGGTCAGTTAGTTTAGCTCTTAAAGTTCATCGTTTCCCCTCATTAGCGGAGAAAGAGTTTAGTGAGGAGGCATTAGGCGACCCTAATGTACGCTTAGCTTTAGATAACTTCTTTGAGATTCAAGAAGCTGTAAAGCAAAACAAACTGCCATCTAACTTTGCATTAGAACGACTTGAATTAATACAGAATAATGCTATACGTAATGCTCCTGCATTTGAGGCAGAAATACGTGCAGCTATGAGGGATGCTACGGGAGTAGACCCACAGAAAGCCTTATTTGGTAGACTACTTAGTGAAACTACACAGAAGACAGCAGAGCAGAAAGCCTTTGAACAGTTGGATGTAGAGTCTATTAAGCTGGGTATTACCCGGGACCAACTAATAAATATGAATCAAGTAGCTGCACTGAATAAAATTGAACAGAATAAATTTGATTTAGCTGCTAAACAAGGCACATACACTCTTAATACTTCAAGAAGTGAAATTATTAATAGAGGTGCAGGATTAATGACTGATACTATGGCGATTGTACAACGCCTAGCTACAGCTGGACAGGCTATAGGAGTAGAAGAGAAGCAAGCACTAGTAGCACAGGTTAATGCATCCTTCGGTGCAGCTACCTCAGCTATATTAGCTAAGACAACAGGACTAAACGTGTCAGGTACTGCTATTAATGCAGAACTTACTCCATTAAATGCCTTACGTGATAATGTAATTAAAATGATTGAGGATGATACTTTGCAGAGTATGTTATCTCAACATAATGAAACCATTATTGCTGATGCCCAGAATACATTCCTTAACAATGCAGAATATGGTCCCTTATATGCTGTGTTAGGGCATGAAGGTACACTTAAGTTTATGGAGTTCAAAACTAAGTATGGTAAAAACCCAGAAGCATTGGCTCTAGCTAAAGTATTTAATAAAGATGCAGCAGCAATAAGTGATGTTGATGAAATACTTAAACAAGCTACAATAGTGGGTAATGGAGAGGCATTAGAAACTGCTGCTCAGATTAACGCACGAGTAGTGGCAGCAGGACATGGTGTATCTAATAGTGCTGCAGGAGAAGAATATCAAATGAAGTCATTGGAAGACATTACACTGTATCGTAATACAGAGTTAACATGGAGTGGTTTTAATAGTAACAGTTGGCTAAGCGCTACAGGTAAAAGTAATAGGCTCAAGGCGGCATTCATTAATATGCAAGCAACCACTACAGCAGGTCTTAGCCAAGATTTAGTATTGTTAGCTGGTAATCCTGATGTGCAGATGGAACGGCTAGTGTTAGACAACAGCGGTAGCTTATCAGTAACTCCCCGTACACAGATAGAACGTACAGGCTTAGCTCAGACAGCGTTAGCAGCTGACACAGCTATGGCTACATATGCTCGTAGGTTTAACAGAGCTAATGGTATATCAGCTAAGTACAATGGGGCTGGTATCCTTCCTTCTTCAAGATATCAAGGCAGTGAAGCTTATTGGGGCACAGTGAAAGAAGCAGCTGGTAACTTAGTACAACCAAGAGAGGAAGAGGATGTTAAAGTTATTAAGTTTATTCGTGATGCTGATGGTAATCTCGTGCTTGCCACTGAAGGGGAATAATATGCCTATTGCTGAGTTTGAAGGCAAACGATATGACTTCCCTGAGGGTACTAGTCAAGAAGAAATGATACAAGCATTGAATGGTTTACCCAAGGAAGAGAAGCAATTACTAGCTGAGGATAAGCAGGAGCCATTTGCTGAGGAAGCAGTGATTAAGAAGGACGAAGGTGTTAGACGTAATAAAGAAGGCTCTCACGTGTCATACAGAGACTCTAAGAAACTTCCAACAGGAGGGAGAGGACATCTTTTAACTGAGGATGAAATTAAACAATATCCTACAGACACAGCTATCCCTGATACAGTGGTGGGACAGTGGTTTCAAACAGATATGAAGGAGGCTGACCAGCTTCTCACTGGTATCCTAGAAGAGAAGGCAGTACATGTTCCAGATGAGGTGTATAGCATCCTCCTTAACATGACATTCAATCTAGGGGAAGAAGGTATAGAAGAGTTTGAGGATATGTGGGCTGCTGTTGAAGTGGGAGACTGGCAAGAAGCTAGTAAACAGATGCTTCTTAATGCTAAAGGAACGGGTAAATCAGACTGGTTAAAACAAGTAGGCAATAGGGCAATACGATTAGCTAATAGAATGGCTGCAGTGCAATCCAATATACAGGAAAACAAGGCAGCAGCTACAGAGTAATAGATAAAAGAAGGGAGGCTTAATGCCTCCTTATTATGCATACGCACACATATGTCTAGATTTGTTATGTATTCATTCTATATTTATATGTACGCATAAGATTACTTCTTAGCTTGTACTATGTATTAAACTTTAAATCCCTTATCAGCTAAGGCTACATAGACATCATATAAATCCCCATTGTGTCCATGTAACAAGTCATAAGTTTCCATTAACATTATAGCGCCTTCTATCTTAGCACCACCAGCAGTTTGGTTTCTCCCTCTAGCATAGCACACAACCCCTACTATGATACATATGATAACTCCTAGTATAATCTCAAGCATTAGGACGCTCCTCTATTACTTCCCATCCTCTCTTGCTTATATTGAAGTAGCCTTCAGGCTCTCCTGTAGTGACATCGTAGTACTTATCATCAGCAAGCTGTGCAAACCTAGTAGTTCCTTTAAACTCATCACCACCGTTCCATTTAGGGCCTGTAGACACAGCATGTGTGGCTAACTCGGGGGCCTTCTTCCAATTAATCTTAAACATAGTCTCTCCTAGATACTTAGTAGATTCTATCAGAATTCCAATCATCTGCAAGCATATCTGCTTGACTTGCCAGCCATCCGGGCTGCATTGTACCTTTGGCAGTGAACATATCAATGTGAGCATCAATAAATATTTTACCCAACAAGCCTGCTTGATGGTAGGGTGTATTTTCCTGTACGAAAGGTTGAGAGCTAGGCACTAATGTCAACCACATACCTTTACCATTCCAACCTTTGCGAAACACATTTCTACCTGCTTTTAATTCTTCTATTGCTTGTCCAAAATTACCATTTTTCATTTTATTTTCTCACTTTTAGTTATAGTTAAATACTTAGTAATGTATTACAGTTGTTTGTCTTTAAATACTTAGCTGCTACTACTAGTGTAGTAGCCTGCCTATCTCCATTGAATAGACGTAAGTTGTACTCTATGGAAGCAATCATTAATCCTTCAGCTAGTCCCATAAAGTGAGTGCTATCAATGCTTACTTCATTATGTACATTAACTCTGGATGTGTAGACAACTAAGTCACTATCTGGTACTTCAGCATACTGTGCATATACTAAGCAGATAGCATTATGCTTTACTAAGGCAGGACTCACCACCTCTTTAGCATTGGCTTCACATGAGAAGACAGCTACTACTGTGAACAGTACTATTAGAGCTTGTATAGCCACAGTTTTAATTAACGATGTTGTATGTTCAGAGTGATGTACTCCATAGTGCTTACTCATATAGTATTCCTTTTGTGTTAGGTCGTATAGCTTTATGCTTAAACTTAGTACACATATGATGATATCTTTGGAAGGTAACTTCCTTAAGCCATATCCCTACATCTGCATCAAATAAGCTACCCTTAATAAAACTACCATCATAAGCTATACAATTAAATGATATATCAAAGGTGCTAAGTGCAGCCTGCAGCTCATCCTCTGCAAATACTATTAGGTCTATGTCAATTCCTTTATACTGAGCCTTAGTTAAGTACTTAATTCTATCTTCAAACTCAGCATTAAGTGTAGACTTTCTAGCTACACTATCTCTATAGCTTCCAATACTATTTACATCTAAGTACTGAGTTAATGTTATACCCTGCGCTGTGAATCTAGCATCATCTTCGGGAGTTAATACAATAGGAAATCTAATATCTAAATCCTTTATAGGAGTAAGCTTATCTTCAGTATATAAGGTGTATGCTGCTCCTCCTACTAACTGACATATATACCCCATACCTCGTAATACATCTAGTAGCTCTTGTACTAACTCTTTAGTTACCTCACTCATAGTTTCTCCTGTAAATATTGTCTGTAGGTAGCCTTACGAGAATCCTTGTTAGCTTGACAGTTACCTACCAGCTCCAGTGCATCAAGTCTCTTGCGCTGCACTGCAGGTTTAAGTAGACCGAAGGCTATCACCTTCTTCTCAAGCTTAGCTTCTTCAAAGCTTATTCCCATACGCTCAGCATAGCTAATAATTCTATGGCATTCCTTGCACACTATCCGTATGCTATCGAAGTTGATATGCATTAGCTTATGCATCCATGCTTCGAAGTCTTCCCATCCCTTGAAGCTTCCAGCGGCATCAATGTGGTCCACCTCACACTCTGTTTGCTTAAACTCCTGCTTACAATGCTCGCACTGGCAGCCCCACACAAGTCCCTTAGGGTTTTTAACTGTTACCCTACCCAAGGGTGCACGCACTCTGTGCTTAGCCATGTAAGCTACCTTAACGGGATGCCTAGACCATGCTCTTCTCATCTGTCCTCTCATCCATTGGAAGAACTGAGCCTTAGTTTTCCATACATCAGGGCATTGTTCCCATGGTTCCTTACCTTGAGTGATAGCAACAATAGCTTTAGCAGGATATAGTCCTGCCTCTGCTCCTGATGTAGCCACTGCTACTAGCCTTACTTTACTAAGCCTGCTCATAAGCATATCTCCTCACTGTTGTAGCTCTACTCCCTATGTCCGGGATAGCACATAGATGAAAGCCTGTAGTACCATCCCACCCCTTGAAATATACATCTAGCTTATCAGTATGATTAGGGTGCTGCTCCTGTAATACGATAAGCTCTTGCGCCCATGTCTGCCATTGGTGGTCACTAATTACATTATCATTTAGTTCATAGTAAATGTAAGAGTGTAAGGCTAACTGTAATCTTCTACGTTTAATAAGCTCACAGAATGTGGAGCACTTACTAATCCTCATCTTGCATACTACACATAATATTAGCTACGGCAGCATCCACAATATTCTTAAATATATTGTATTGCAAGGTAGTAGCGAATGCCTTAGGTCTAGGAGGGTTATACTTTTCTCTCCAACCTGTTAACAAATCCTCTGCATCAATATGTTCATGCAATAAATGCTTCTCATAGTTGTATAAGGTTTGTGCAATTACTGTAGTTAACTGCTTTGCTAGTTCATTGTTATTCATATACTACTTCCCATACACCAATTACAAAAGCATTGCCATAGGGAGAGCTTCTTATCAAAAACATCTCCATAGTTATCTATTCTGCCTGAAGTAATCCATTCAGGAGTTTCTATACTACCATCAGGATTATGTACAACTGAACGAAACTGCAGCAGCATAGCATTCCCCTCTCTTACTTGTCGTTGCTCTAGTACACAATAACCTAAGACTACCCGGTATTTATTATTCATATACTAATATCCAAGTGCCACAACGTTTCCCTCCCCATCCACATCTACCTATATAATTATCATTGAGGTCTTTATCTTTCTGCACCATCTCCTCAATCTCTTTCAGGGAGTATACATAAGCAGAAGCTCTATCTAATACAGAGCCACATCTTACAGCTCCATAATACCATCCTCTAATAGTCTTAAATATATACCCCTTTAGTTGTCGTTGCTTACTCATTTGTAACGGTCCACTAAGTCCCAGATTTCTCCTAGCACTTCATCATGCTTACGCGCAATCTCAGCATCAATATCGCCAGTAGGTTGTGCATCCGTAGGCTCTACTAAACCTCTTACTTTCTTAATGACTGCTAGTCGTTCAGCTGCTGCCTTGATATGTGGTTCACATATAGTGGGGACATCTACATTAGCACTACTGCTAGAAACTTCCATACTACTATTGGTGCTAGTAACAGCAGAGGTAGTAGTGTTACTACTAGGTATATCCTTACTGCTATCTTCAGGAGCTTCCCGTAATCCAAGCTCGATTTCTTTTGCAATGATTGCTTGTTCTCTTGTTTCAAGTTCTTTCACCTTAGCTAGAGCTTCATCTAGTGCTGTCTGCTTAGCTATAGCAGCTTTGTTTTCTATTGCCTTGATGGCTGTATCAAACTTAGTGAACAGCACATCTAAGCGTACTGTAATAGCCTTAGCTTCTGCATCAATCTGTTTCCCTTTGTCTAACACAGGAGCTTTAGTTTCTTTACGTAAGTCTTCGAGGTTGCTACGTGCATCTCTAATTTCTTTACGACAATCCTTAGCTGACTTCATACCTTTAGCATCTGAACAATCAACTACAATGGATGAGTAGTCTGCTTCAAACTTAACTAACTCAGCCATGATTTCTTTATACACTACAAGTTTTCTTGCTGCCATTATCTAATTATCCTTTCAATATCTAAATCTATATTAGGGTAAGCTTTAAATGCTAGAGCTTGCCACTCTTTTAGTTCTGTTATCAGTTCATGCTGTAGTCTTAACACATCATTAATTTCTTCTAATGACATAGATTTTAAATACTCTAACTCAACAAACCTTTGTAGTTTGTCATACTTACCTGTAGCCATTAGCATCCTCCTTCAATTAAATCATGTAACTCTACTAATGCGTCTTGTTCTAGTGTAATAGTAGCTATGTGGTCAGGGCCTATGCCTACTGTAATTTCTTTATGTGGTGTTCCATAGCCTCTACTTCTAGGAGCAGGGTATAGCACTGTACGTCTAATCAATTCAGCTAGTAGCTGTATGTCTGTGTAAGTTTCAATGTGATGATGCACTTGCTCTTGGTCATGGTGATAGTTGGCCAATGATACTATGGAGTAGCCATCCTGATTAATTGCTACGTGATATTCATACTGCGATAGCTTACTTTCTAAGTAGGCTTTAGCATCAGCACAGCCTCTTGGTGTATATTTAAATGTCATTCAGTGTCCTCTTAATCTATATATTCTACAGGTATACCTAAGCTCTCAGCATAGGCGATTTCATGTGTAATACCTTTACTTCGTTCCCATCCTTTCATACGATACACTAACACCTTGTCACAGTGACGTATGTAATCCTCATCCAACTCCATCCAGAATTCAAATGATGCAGGCATGTTATAAGTACATGACATAGGATGACAGTGTGTGATAGGACTAAACACTTTCTCCCCTGCCTTTAGAAGCTCTGCTGCCTTCATCATTACAGTGTTGTATCGCATCTGTCTAGTTAGCCTATCAGCTACACTATCAGTGGTAGCATCTAAGCTATATACACTAGCTAAGTAAATCATTTATGTTTCCTTTTAGCTTGACATTGCTCATGCTTCTCAGCTCCTGCTAGCTGTTTAACTAATAAGCCTAAGGCTTGTATGTTAGTAGCTACATGTTGTGCCTTACTCCTATAGCCCTGCTGCTCTGGTAATGTATAAACTATATACCCATTATTTAATTCTTCAATTCTTAGTTCTAACATTATATTCTACTCCACTGGGTTAGGCTTGTTCTGCTGTTTCTGTCGTTGCTCTCTTACATGTTTTTCATAAGTATCATCATGCATTAGCTGCCTCCACTGGGTCACATTGTAAGTCTTCTAGTTCTTTCTCTAGGTTGGCTAGTGCCCGCCATGCCACCTTCGTGCTATGTCGTACACCGTCTGTATCAACAGTGCCAGCATCTAAGAGGTGTCTTGTAAGAGCATCAAGCTCATCCCCACTCTTTTCTCTTGCCCAATGCAAGGGTTCTCCGGGATTATGTTGGTCATTCCCTGCTTTACTGCACCTTGCCACCTCCTGTAAGGCTAATGGGAAGTACTTAAGCACTCCGCTATACACTGGGGTGGCTTTACGTTGCTCTGCCACAGTAGGAGCACACAGGCCTAGAGTGTTAGCAGGCTCATCTTTTACTAACTCAAACTGTTCATTAAGGAACTTCACAGGCCATGAGCGGTGACATCCATTATCATCTACAAAGTTTATAAGGCTACTAGTAACACCTACATCATATATCTTATTTAAAGTAAGGTGGTCAAACTTAAACTGTGTTAATACACATTTATAATTACTCATCACTAGCCTCCATCATTGGTATATTAATATTAACTGTTCCCATATGTCCATACTTCTTATGCCATGTCTCAGCTGTTATATCTCTTGGAGCTACATACCCATGACTACTAGCATAGGCATCCTTTGGTGCTAGGGTGCGATATGTCTGCACCTCACATGTTTGGAAGTCTGATGCTCTCATAGTTTTGTGGTGTATGTGGCCACAATAAAACTTACGATACTTAGTTTCTATATGGTCATCCATTATCTTAGCTGCCATTATTCCCGGGAGCTTATCAAACTTTATCTCGTGTCCGTGATGACTGCCAAAGAAGCAAAGTCCATGCTGCCAAAAGTATACATTGCCCGGAGTGTTCCCAATAGTAACACGAGGTTCATTTGCATACAAAATGGACAACCATTCCTGTGTAGCAATAGCACTGGTGTCATTATGATTACCTATCTCAGGCCGGAAGGTAACATAGTCAAACTTCTTCAAGCATTGAGTGATATAATAAATAACGATACGTATAGCACAGCGTAGTACTTTGTGCCACCGACCATCCATATCAAGTACATTACCACCACGTGTGGTGATACCTATTACGTTATCAGCATGCATCCAGTCACCTAGGTCTATAATGGTACAGTACTTAGCATTAGGTGCTTGTGCTATAAGCATATCAATAGCCTGACAGTGAATGCTCTCAGCTATACTCAAATCGTAGTCTTCCCCACATTCTTCTCCCCATGCTAACATACCTATATGTGCATCCCCCACCGGGATGTTAACCATCAGGTCTTCTTCACAATACTGAGTGTGAGCAGAAGAAGTAGCAGCCAGTGGCTGCACATCCTCACAGATAGCAGTTATAGCTAAGCGTAGCATTGCAAGAGCTTTCTCTTTATCAGCGCACATACGTGCCCATGTCTCAGTTACTTTGCCACCACGTTCATGTATAGTAACCTTCTCCATTAAGAATCCATCAGGATAGGGAGTATCTAATCCCTGCTCAGGACAGTAACCCTTACGTGCTGCTCTTGTGATAGCTGCCTGTAGTCTATGATGTACATTGCTTGCTGCTAAGCCAAGCTCCTTACCAGCTTCAGTTAATGTACTGTATGCACGTACAGTATCTATAACTTCCTTCTGTCTCAGGGTGGCAAGGTCATAGATTGTATCATCTATTTTATTAATGATACTCATAGCTCACGCCATAGTCTACGCTCAGCCTTAGTGCTAAGCTCTATTGCAGTTAGTGCAATCTTTGCACACTCAGGACATGTTAATGTACCATCTGTTGATGTAGAATTTTCTGGTATTACTGCACCACATAAGGCACCTATAGGTTCACCTCGTAGGTGTGTAACACCTTCACTATCTGTTAATATTTTAGCCATTACTTACTCCTAACACCTATGAAAATAACTATGATTACAGCCACTGCTATTAATCCAAACACACTTAATGTTGCTGTCATTACTCTTCTTCCTCTTCTGTTGGCAAGAATTGTTCCACTGTACCACTAGGATACTCTTTCCATATGCTTAGCAGTGTGTCACAGTGTGGTAGGTACTGGTCCTCTGGTGTACGTAGCATGTACAATAAGTTTGCATTCTCCCTAAACATAGAGAGTGCTGTACCTTCTAATACATTAGGCTTAACACCATAGAATTCATTGTCAGGATACTTCTCTAAGTCTGTCCACCATGGAGCATAAGAGAATGTATCAAAGCCATACCTAATTAAGTACTGGTCATACACAATCTGACACATAGTAGCTATGTTATCTTCTGCTACATCTAATAGCTTATGTGCCTTAGCTTTACTAATCCCGGGGGATTGTCTTGTACCCTTTAGTCCTTTAATATTATCAGCTGCATCACCACATAGCATCTGATGATAGAAGTTATACCATCCCTCTGCTTCTGTCAGGATGTACACTCCCTCATCTTTCTTAGAAGGATTGACATGCTTCCCGGGCATCTGTTCTAAGTCCTTATCAATAGCTGCTAGCACATACTCCACTCCATCAACACCACTGCCTTGATGTAATGCCATACAGCATGCATCATCAGCTTCCCATTTAGCATACATCTTAGCATCGTAGTATGTCATGTAGTATTCACGTATAGCATCATAGTGATGAGGCTTAGTCAGCACGTCTCTATTGCCTTTATACTTCTGTATGGTAGCTAAGTGGTGCCTAAAACAATTACCTCCCTTAGTGAGCAGGAGGACAGCTCTGCTACAGCCTGTGAATTCTAATGTATTAGCTACAAACTTCTTACATGAGGACAGGGCATACGCCACTGGTTCTATCTCTTCTGTATAGTCATAGACATATGCATCAGGGGTGGCTTGTTTCTTAATCCATTTGTTATATTCAATTTTCTTTTCAGTTTGATATACTATCTTGCCTGTAGAATCTATAGCATAGTGGGTTTTCTTTTGAGTCATAAATCCAACAGCATATACGCTGCTATCACTGTCAAGAATTAGTACACGTTCCTTATTAAACTTACTAGTGCGGCCCATGGCATCCCTCATCTACATGTACATCTTCTATAAACCTATCATTTGCTGCATAATAGGCAGCTCTTATTACATCTGAATAAGTAAACTCATCCACATTAATTCCCCTAGCTATGCACCAGCCTATAAACATAGGAGAGAATGGTCCATCAGGTAGTCTCATCCATGTATCTAACATGATATCACTCTCTAAGTATGTGATGATAGGGATACCTCCCTCATCAAGCTCTAGGGGTACTCCCTGCTTCACTATAACGCAGGCTATTTTAGGAGCTGCTTGCTCTACAAATTCTCTCACTCTCATTGCTAATTCTTTAATGTTTACACTATTCATAGTGCCTCCAAGGAGGAGGGAGTTACCCCTCCATTATTTATCAATAAGGAACATCATCATCGTAGTCATTGTTCGCTGGCTTATTACGACCACGACCAGCTGACTTAGGGCTACCATACACCTGTTCTTCATACTGGTCATATAAGCGTCCAGCTTCCTCATCACACAAGGCTACCACTGCATCATAGGCATCCGATTTCTTCTTAGGTATGGTAACAGCACCTTCAGCAATTAACAGAGTACACAATTTGATTGATGTATTCATACAAGCAAGCCTACGAATCATCTGGTCCTTCTGTGCCCACTCTTCCTTACTCATCTTGTCATCAGCAGCAGCAGGTTTAGCTGCTCTGTTACCACCTCTGCTAGGCTTGGCTCTACTACTAGAGCTTTTATTAGAGCGGTTAGGCTTACTGCGAGAACTGCCGCCACTACGACTGCGAGACTTAGGCTTAGGACTACCTTCACTAATAATATTAACTGTCTCCTTGTCCACATTCTCAAAGTCTCCATTGTATTCAACATCAAATTCTATTTCGTCTCCCTCTTGAAACACAGGCTCATCAAATCCATGCCCAAACCATGCATCATCTTCCCCATCTATTTCCATACAGATGTTATATACTTTATCACCACTACGTCCACCAGCTTTAGCACTAATTCGTGCTACGATTCCTTCTATATGGTCACTCATATTAATTCCTCAGGGAATATCCCTTCAATTGTTTTGCTGTCATCACATCCTTCATAATTCACTTCAATATGTACTACCTCACGGTCCTCACATATAATACTCTCAAGAGCTACAGCTGCTTGGTCCACTGCCTTAGTGCTGTGTCCTGTCATCTTTATGTTACGTAAGACTGTACCATGTTCGTTAGTTATTATCTTAACGAATGCCATTACTCCTCCACTACCTCTACCTCTCCAGAAAACCAACATAAAGTAGACTGCTCACTACCATCAGGAATAAATCCTTGAGTTATTAATTCAGGTACTGTTATATCAAAACTACCCATATCAAATACAGCATTAAATACTTTACCCACTATAGCCTCAGCTCCAGTGTAGTTTCCATCAGTTAATAGTTTTACTTTCATTTAATAATCTCCATCTCATTTAGTGTTGCATAGTTTCCAATAGCAAATAGATATTGCTTAGCTACAAATATACCCTTAGTCTTACTAGCTTTCGCTAGAGTGCTGCCTCTTATCATAGCACCAATGAATACACCATCCTCATCTCTGTATTCCACAGCTTTAAACTCAGTGCCTTGTTTAACAGACTGCATTGCTAGGTAGTGACTATTACCTAAGTACACCACCCTCAAACGTTTAGCCATTACTCTTCTACAATCTCTACTTCCTGAAGTAGGAAGGTATAACTCTCACACATATGAAAGAACTCTCCACCTGCAGCTAATAAAGCACTGCTACTAATATGAACTGCCCTATCCTCAGTGTTAGTTACTTCAAATACTGTACTAAAATCCATAGTAGTAGCAAAGACATTGAAACATTTATCTTCTAATATTTTAACTTTCATTTAGTCGTCCACCTTTTAAAGCTATGATGTTAATCATTCACCCATTCAGTTATTAGTTCTTTATAATCTATACCATCCATAAGGTATGGTGCCATAGGCACACACTTAACCTCATGTCCCTCTCCCCAATGCTCCCCTATCTTAACTCCAATGCCCAAGGGCACATTAAACTCCACTCCATACACCTCCTTGAGGTAGTAATACATTAAGGTAGTGAATGCATGTAAGCTGTACTCCTTAAACTGTTCATGCTCATCAGGATGTAGCTCAGCTATCACAGAATCATGTATAGTATTAACTAAAAAGGATTCCATTGTCTTCATGGCATGCCACATGTAAGCGACAGCTATTGGTATTATCTCTGCTGTAGCAAAGTGCTGCACAGGATAGTTACAAATATTAGTACTGTTTGTTATATACCCGGAGCCTTGCAACTTACAGTCAGGAAAGAAGAAAGTAAATCCATGTATCATCTTCACCTTCTTGGAAGTTAATGCTTCATCCAGCCATGCTTGCTGGGTTTCTCCTATCCCCCTGTAGTGTTCCTTAAACCATTTGTAGTAGGCCATCTGTCCCTTAGTCCCACTTTTACCTCCATATAGAGGTTTAAATGTATCTGGCTTAGCATCCTGTCGCCATCCCTCCACCTCTGGGTCATGAGCTGCATGCTTACGTTTAAACTCATCCAAGTCCATACTATGTAGTTGTGAGGCAGTGTCAGCATGTACATCTAAGTTATCTACGATAGCCTGTGTAGCTACTTGGCATTGGCCAAGAAATGCAGCCACTCTAAACTCCACCTGTGCTCCATCAGCCTCTCCCATTGACCATCCCTTCTTACAAGGACAGAACAGAGGCTTAAACTTCCTGCCAAAGTTCTGAAACTGTACTGACTTGGTTATCTCCTTACCCTTATCATCCTTAAGATGAGAGAAGGTACGTTTAATACCACTACTACTAAGCCTATGAGTAACAGTCACACACTGATTAAACTGTGCATAGAATATACCCGGGGCTATGTCCTTTCTCTTATCAGTAGCTACTCCATGAAAGAACAGTAGGTTTTTTCCTACATCTGCATTGTGTCCTGCATATTCTTTCTTTAGTTTAACAAATTCTCTTTGCCGTTTAGTGGTAGCCTTAAGAGCAAGTAGGTCATCACTCTTAGTGCTGTATATAGGCTTACTGTGCCTTCCCCTCCCTCTACGCTTAGGCTTAAACTTGAGTACTTCATAGACAAACTCTTTCACTTGCTTAGGACTACGGGGGTTAATACCACCAGTGAATTCATCTATAGCCTGAGCACTAGCAGCTAGCTTAGCAGCAGACTCTCTGTAACGCTCGTTAACACGCTCACTGTCTATGTGCATACCCTTAGCCTCTATGTCTGCTAACGCAGGCGAGAGGATGCATCTGGTGTACACATGCCCCAACAACCCTCTGTCACACACCTTATCTAACTGCTGCAAGAATAACTCACGAGTTTGTGTGATATCCCAGTTACATCTGGCAATTAGTTTACTCTTTGGCATATCTCCCGGGTCAACTCCTCCCTTCATACATATGTTAATGTAAGGGGCCTTACTCTTCCCTAAGTATTTAGTTGATAGAGCATCTAAGGATAGCTCAGCTTTAAGATTACCATTCAAACAATACTCTGCTATCATAGTGTCATATAGGAGCACCTTATACATATCAATACCAGCTCTCTTCAGCCACCCGATATCAAACTTACCACTGTGTGCTACTACAAAGTCAGCATCCTCCACTGCTTGCACTAACTCCCCTATCTCTAACTCATTACCATATATATTATGAGCTTCACCTCTTAATCCATGGCACCAGCTACCACATACAATACTATTAACAGGCCAGCATGGCATGGGACTACCATCATCTCCCTTTGTATTAGTTTCTAAATCAACAACTACAAAATTATCAGAGAGATATAGCTCTGGATTAGGCTGCAATAAGAAGGAGGGCAGTGCCTTAAGCATAGCTCTGGGTATCTTAGCTAAAGGACTAGCTACTGTTCCTCTTCTCATACACTACTCCTGAGTTAAAGTTACTACACCATAGAATGGTTCTAAGTTTTGTAAGTCATGTCTCTTGTGCCCCACTGGCAGTACACCAGCAGCCTGTATTATGATGCCATCTGCATCATTCCTCATTAAATAAATGGTCCCTGTTAGTGTACCTCGCATTAAACAAGGATAAGACACACCTTGAGGAGCAGCCACTGCTGCTGATGTTAGCTTACTCATCAATCACCTGCACTTCACGAGGTGCATAGTACCATGTAGTTTTAGGTGTATCATCATTTCCTAGTGCAACTGGAAACTTCACATCATATCCTGCATTATTATTATTATTATTACCTACTGCTGGTAACACCTGCCCTATGTAGTCAGCACCAAAGCTATACATTCCATCAGTTAATAATTTAACTCTTAATTGTTTACTCATTAACTATCTCCACTTCACTTGACATAAAGTAATACTCAGACTTTTTACCTACCCCTACAGGTACACGTACCATGTAGCCTACACCATCGTTACATACTGTAGCTTCTAGAGTCATCCCCACTAAATCTTTATGAAAGATGTAAGCAGGCCATCCAGATTGTGCTTCTAATATCTTTACTAATAATGCACCCATTATGATAGCTCCTTGATGTACCCTTTTTCTAATGCTACTTCAATAGTATCTCCCGGCATCCATGGTGCCCATCCTTCATCATCAAGAGGCTCATCTCCCACAAACGTTGACTGTATAGTCCATGCACAAGGGCCATCTCCATTAGTTAGCTCTATAACATCACTAGTTAATGTAATACCTGCTGATAAAGCTTCTTTCCCTGCTGCTGTTACTGTAAATTTACGTGTCATAATTCCACCTGTTGTTGTATACCATTGCGTTCATAATGAACATGCTTAACACCTAGTGCTCTTAACTTCTTAAATACTAATGTACGTATTGCTGCTGTGAGTATACCTAACACTCCACTAATATACACAGTATCAACAGTTAAGTATTGGATAGTAGCTACCCCTATATACTTGTCACGATTAGCATAGCTACCCCACTGTTCATACACTCTCACCTGAGTACAGATGGGAGTGAAGTCTATACTATAAGATTGCTTAGTCATAAGCTACTCCACTAATTCAAATGCACCTGCTTCTAAATCCTCATCAAAGGCTACTGCCCAGCCACCATTTTCCCTCCATTCAGACTCAAAACCTGAGGGTATATCCTTACCTTTCCATAGTACACCCTCTGTTGTACTAAGACACATGCCTACATCATCCATCCGGCCAGTACAAACAAAAATATTATTACTAGGCAGTGTTAACATACCATCTATAAAAATAAGTATTGTTGGTTGACGAGCAGCTTTATTAATATCTACTAATCTATATTGTTTACCAATTTCAAATTGTTTAGTCATCTTATTTACCTATTGACTTAAATGCTGATATCTTATTGTTAAGTAGAACAACTAAGGAGCCATGTTCACCACCTAATTTATTCTTAGTGATGTTAAGCACCCTTCTACCTTGCAATTCATAGTCTCTATTCATTCCAATGCCTATCATGGCATCTGTTTGTCCTTGCACTCCTATGT